GATCAGCGCGACGACGATGGGCGCCAGCTCCGGCGCCGGCTCGGGTGCCGGCTTCGGGACGTCGAGGCCGAGCCGCTTGACGATCACGCCGACCTCGTAGGGCGTGATGCCGCGGATCGCCATGGCGATCTGGCGCGGCGTGCGCTGCCCGTCCCACAGGCGGCTGACGGCCTCGCCGTGCGTCAGGACGATGGCGTCGAGCATCATCCCCTCCGGTTGCGCAGGTTGCGGCGCTTGACGGCCAGATCGTGACGCCATCGCTCGATCAGCGTCTTGGCCGGCGCGTCGGTGCGCGCCCGGGCGCGATCGAGGAACAGGCGCATGACGACGTGATCCGGGTCGGTCAGGACGCTCTCGGGGAATTCCTCACCGCCCAGCAGGACACGCATGGCGCTCTCCGATCGGTTCGGCCAGTGCGGGGGCTGCCGCCTCGACGAGCGCCCGCACCGCGGCCTCGTGAGGAGCTAGAAGGGAAAGCAGCATCGACGCTTGGCCGACCAGGGCGGCGCTCTCGCGGAGCTGGTCGAGCGTCACGCCGAGGCGCTCGTTCGGGTAGCGCGCCAGGAAGACCTCGACGCCATGGTTCGCCAGCACCTCGCGGTTGGCGTAGATGCGCAGCTCGAAGGCGAGATCGGCGAACGAAGTGGTCGGCATCACGAGCGTGCTCACGAGGGCTCTCCGGTCAGGGCGTCGATCGACGCCTGGTCGAGCCGCACCGCGGCGATCACCACGTCCTCGGGCCCCAGGATGGCCAGCACCACGTTGGCGCCCGCCGTGGTGAGCATGAGGGCGGCGGCGCGTCCCGGTGCGACCATGCACCGGTCCGCCACGTCGATCGTCACGGTCAGGCCGCCGATCGGGCGCGCGTCGATGACATGCCGGATCGACGCAGCGACGAGGCGCAACTGGCGATCGTCCAAACGGACAGGTGTGATGCGGAACGCGCCGCGCAGGGTCAGGATCATCCCGCCGGTGTCCCGCAGCAGGTCGAGCTGCGGGCGGCTCAGCGCGATCTCACGGGCCTGCGAGGATGCGGCGGTCATGACAGCGGTCCGTTGTATTGCCACCAGCCCTGTGAGCCGGAGCAGGGATACGGCGGCACGACGGGCTCGACGTCCCGCATGGGCCAGCCCCAATTGAAGGTCTGGTCGCGGTCGGAGTCGTTGGTGAAGCCGAAGGCGCGGGCGCACTCGTCGCCCGGGATCGCTTTGCCGATCACGGCCGTGCAGACGATGGCGCCATAGGGAAGCCGCAGCGCGTCGTCATGGCCCATCGCGGCGGCGATCTCGGCGGTGTCGACCGTCACGGCGCGCGAGCGGCGACGGCGGAGGCCGGCTTCCTGCTCAGCCTTCAGCCACGCCTCGACACGCAGCAGAAACGGCAGCGCGATATCGCGATGAAGACACGGCGTGCTGCCCGGGTCGGCAGCCGCGAGCTGCCAGATCAGCGTGGAGACCTCGGGAAGCCGCATGCGCCGCACGGCCGCGTGGATGCCGATGCGCTCCCCCTCGACGGGCGGGTTGATGTAGTGGCTGTACGGGCGCTCGCGGAATTCGTAGGGCTTCGCCCCGATGGCGATCAGCGAGGCCCAGGGCTGCCAGACGGTGATGATCTTCATCACGCCCTCCCGGCCTTGCCGGCTTGGCTCTTCCGGCCCAGCGCCTGGCGCAGCTTGCGGCCGAGGCCGCGCTGCACGGCGGCATAGTCGTCGCCGTCGAAGAACTCCCAGCCCTGCTTGCCGACGACCGTGAAGGCGTAGCGATCGAGATCGTCGAGCGGGCGGGAAGCGACGAACAGATAGACGACGCCGAGCTGCACCAGGCGCATCCACTGCGCCGTGATCACGGCCCGCTTGATATCGAGCGCATCGGCCTCGCGGCCCGGCCACTCCACCCCGGCCTCGCGGGTGATCCAGCTCTTCAGCGCCTCGATCACGGCCGCGGCGTCGCGGGCGTCGCGCAGCCAGCGGGTGTGGACGATGCCCGTCTGCCGGGCGACGAAGGCGAGCAGCGCGGCGTCGGTGCGATCCTGCACGATGCCCAGGTCGTGAGCCGAGATCCACAGCGCGCGCAGCTTGGCCGCATAGGCGCCGTCGAGCTGCAGCGTGCCGTCGGCACCGCCGTGCCGCGGGCCAGTGCCGCGCGGCAGCTCGTCCGGCAGGCCGCTCGCGAACGCCGACTTGAAGTGGCCTTTGGGCTGGCCCGAAAGGTCTTTTAAGCGGTCGATCACCTGCGCGGCTTGGGCGCGCGTCAATGCCTTGGCGCTGCGGCGACCGGTCAACCCTTCGAGCACGTCGCGATAAGTGGCGTCGTCGAGGCCGATGCGCGCCTTGAGGGCGTGCATGGCGCCGATCTGCTTCGACGTGGCGGTCGGGACATTGGCGGGCAGTGCGTTCATCGGATGCTCCCTTCCGGGACGATCTCGCCGTCGATGGTGCTCGGTTCGCGTGCCAGATCGAGCTTCACGTCCCCGTGCGAGACCATGCCGCGCAGCTGGCACTCCAGCGCGTCGGCAAGCCAAGCCGACCCGCAGGTCAGGTCGACCGACACGGTGTCGTCGAGCCGCGAGATGGACACCGACACGGCGGTCTCGCTCGGGGCGTGGGTCACGGCCCGACGTCCTGAGCAGCGGATTGCACGTTCAGCGCCGTGACCAGCTCGCCGGCAGCGTGCGCACGGCGGAGATCGCCGAACAGCTCCCGCGCGGCCGGAACCGTGGTGCAGGACAGAGCGATGGTGACCGTGGTGCCTCCGGTCGAGAGGCTCACGTCCTTGATGCGGGCTTCGGTGGTCGGGGATGTCATTGGCGGTCTCCTGATCAGGCGCTCGCGAGGTCGATGGTGATGGGCTCCCAGACAGCCGCTGGCGAGACGCGACGGTGGAAGCGGACGTACTGCTTCGAGCCGACGACCCGGATCGCGTCGGCGATCGCCTGCATGGCCGAAACCCACTCCGGATCGTCGATCTGGAGACGCCGAAGTGCGAACAACGCGGCCCGGTTGATGCGGCCTTCCTTGTCGACGGCGAAGGCGTGCTCGACCAAGGCTCGCAGTTGCGGCAGCGAGCCGTTCGACCATTGGGTGATGCAGGCATCGACGAGCGTCTTCGCAGCCTGCAGCTCCGGGCCGAAGCTGATCTGATCCTGAACCTGGACCGTCACCTTCAAGCACCCGTCATAGGACGTGAACGTCACGTTCCCCTTCGCGCCGCCGCGGCGAGCGCCGTACTTCTCGGCGAGCAGATCGAGCAATGCGCCCACGTCATCGAAGGTGTGACCTCTGAACCTCGCGATCTCGTCCGACAGGATCGAGGCGTGGTGGATGATCTTGCGGACCATCGCGTCTTCGAGCTGGTGCTCGGGCCGCACCGTCTCGATCGGCACCAGCCGGCCGGCGCTGTCCGGCATGTAGCGCTGGCCCGCGATCTCGATCCAGGCGCGGTCGATGGCGGCCTGCAGGAGCGAATCGCTCGGCGCCGGCGCGATCGTGCTCGGGTCGAGCGGCGTGCCGTCAGGGCTGAGGATCTGCGTGTTCACGGGCGGTCTCCTGATCAGGTTCGGGGGGCTCGGCGTACTCGTAGCCGAGGCCCTGGAGGGCGTCGGCGAGGGCATCGGAGAGGGCGGCGGACGAGGCGGCGAGCTGCGCCATGCGCAGCCTCGCCTCGCTGTCGAAGGCCCGTGACCGCAGGCGGGCGAGCTCGTCGAGCTGGGCGAGGAGCTGATAGGTGGTCGCGGCCACATCCTCGAGATCGAGCAGGCGGGCCGCCACGGCGACGATCTCGTCGATCGACAGGCGCCCTGCCTCGCGCGGCGCCACGCCGTCCATCACGCGGGACGCCGCCTCGACCGGATCGGCATCCCGCCAGCGCTTGTCGCCGCCGGAGGTGCGCATCACCATCTGGCGGGCCTGGCCGACGCGCTCGGCGAAATCGTCGTCGGTGTCGAGCCTCCCCTGGGCGCGACCGATGGCATGCAGGATCGTCGTGTGGTCGCGGTCGCCGAGGCGGCGACCGATCTCCGGCATGCTCAGTGGTGTCAGCTCACGAGCGAGCCAGCACACCGCCTGCCGGGCCGTGACGTACTCTTTGGCGCGGCGGTTGTAGGCGATCATGTGGGCCGGCACGTCGAACGCCCAGGCGACCGCGTTGACGATCATCTTCAGGGTGACGCGGGGCTCGCCGCTCATGCCGCGTCGCCTCCGAACGGGCACTCGACGACGCGCAACGCGGCGCGGTGCGGCTTCGGGAAGAGCACCACGCCCGGCACCTGGCCGCAGGCGACCTGCACCAGCATGTCGAACTGCGCCGTGGTGAGCGCCGGCTGCGCCGCAGACGCGACGACTTGCTCGGAGAGCAGCTTTCGCGCGGCGTCGTCGAGCAGAGCGTCGCGGCTCGCCTTCAAATCGGCTTCGAGGCGCTCGGCGGCCTCGGCGGCGGCGTGAAGCGATGCGGCGAATACCGCTTCGCCCTCGCGCGTGAACTCGCACGTGCCGTTGCAGATCGCCGTCATCCAGTGCGCGAGGCGCAGGATCTGCTCGGAGAGCGGGGGCTCGGGGATCATGACCGGCCTTCCTTCCGTGCGAAACGGGGACGGAAGCAGTTCATGAGGGCGCCGGTGCTGCGATCGAGGTGCTTCCGGAGCCCGAGGATGTCGTGGGCGAAGTTGAACCCGTCCGCGGCGAGCAGGGCTTCCAGACGGAGCGGGCACCCATTGGCGTGGGTCGCCGTGACGTCCATCTGAACGTCGAGCTGAGAGAAGCGATCGTGGTGCCGCGCCGCCTGCAGCTCCTTCCACGCGCGGCGCGCAATCTTGCGGATCACGATGGCGTCGACGGCGGAGACCTGGAAGCTCGGCAAATCGCGCTTTCTGTTCGGCGTGGTCATGCGGCATCTCCCTTGATGCGGCTGTGGGGGCACGCGCCCGAGCGGCAGGCGCGGGCGACGCGGGCGCGCACCGAGGAGGTGGCGGCGAAGCCGAGCTTCTGCTGATCGAGGCAGTGGTCGCGGGCGATCTCGCCGAGCACCGGGCAGTCGACCACGGCGCCCATCAGGGCGCCGGACACGCGCGCCTCGACGGCCGCGTAGTCGCCCTTGTAGGAGCGGCTCAGGACGGCCGAGACCACGGCGGCCGAGTAGCCGACGCGGACGGCCGCGGCGTTCTGGGAGGTGCGGGTCGCCTCGGCGGCGAGGGCCTCGACCCACGCCGGCAGCTCGACACCCCAGGCCTCGGCGGCCTTTTCGGACGGCGTCTTCGGGGCGGGCTTCATGCCGAGACCTCCTCGGCCGCGGCCTCGCCCATGACGGCGCCACGGTTCGGGTCGAACACGACATGCGCGCGCAGCACCTGGGGAGCCTTCGGGCCGGTGTTCATGCCCGGCCGGAGCTTCCAGACGGCCGGCTTCTTCGGTCCCCCCGGCACCACGGCCATGAGGTAGCCGGCCGCGACCAAGCGCTTGATGTAGGTGCGTGTCGTGATCTCCTCGACCGCCAACTCGTCCGTCGACGCCGCGAGGATCAGCTCCGCATAGGCGAAGTGACCGAGATGGCGGATCGCGGTCCACAGCTGCTGCTGCGCCGAGGGCGGCGCCTGCGTTCCATCGCGCCGCAGCCGCGGCGTCGCCGCCGGGCTCTTCACCAGGCGATAGTGCGGCACGCGCCCGCCACCGACCTGGCGCGCGATGCCGCCCCTGACCAGACGGCCGACGAAGTCGTGCACACTGGCGCGATGCGCGTTCGAGAGCGCGACCACCTCGCCGGACGTCCATTCGCCGGCCTTGTCCAGCTCACGGATGACCGACCAGTAGTGATCGTGCCCGCGCGGGATCACGATCGGAGCCTTGAATGCCGTCGGCGCCGGGACGAGAGGCTTTGGCATCAGGCGCTCCGTCGCTGCGCGTCGACGTTGCGCGGCGCCGGCGCCCGCGACGTGAAGAACGCGGTGCCGCCCCAGGCGGCGCGGTCGATCGTGGTCAGGCCGCGGTTTCGCGCGAGCTCGGTCACCCGGGCGAGATTGACGACGATGCGCCGGGCGCGGCCGTCGGACTGCTTTCTGATCTCGTCGAGCAGATCGGGCGTGATGGTGACGCGCGGGCACAGCGCGGCGGCGAGTGCCGCTGTGTCGTCGAGGTCGCAGGGCTGCGCCGACATCCAGTCGAGGACGCGGTTGTGGACGCGCTCGTGCTGGACGAGCTTCGCCGGCAGCCGCTCCTCGCCGATCAGGATCACGGGGCAGCCGGCGACGTCGCCGATCTCGCGCAACAGCTCGACCATGCCCTTGTCGACCAGCTTGTCGGCCTCGTCGACGATCAGCGGGCGCCGCGGGTCGTCGCCGAGCGTCGCCTTGGCCTGGTCGGCCATGTCGTTGATCGTGCCGCGCGCCTGGATGCCCAGCTCGAACAGCAGGCTCTTCAGGAAGCTCTTGCGCGTCCAGGACTCGCCGACCTCGACCCGCACGGCGCGCGTCTTGTTCTGCGCGAAGATCGAGGCGTAGGTCTTGCCGTAGCCGGACGGGCCGTGACAGACGCCGATGTTGGGAAGGTGCGGCGCGCGCTCGATCAGCCGCATGGTGAGCGCCATGAAGTTGGCGACGTTCTTGAGCGGCACCTGTCCGCCCTTGACGCCAAGGGGTGTCGTCGACATCTTCCCTCCGTTGATGGTCTCGAATTGCTGCTCTAGAGCCCCGTCGCGTCGTGCCAGGACGCGACGGGGTTTTTCGTTTCGGCCGCACGCGCATCCTCGGCGACGAGCGGATCGCAGAAGTCGTAAGTGAGCGCGAAGCCCTTGAACTCCGGGCCGGCTCGGTAGCCGCCGAGCCACATCGCCTCGTCGGCCGCCACCGGCTCGCCGGCAACGATCCGGGCGATCAGATCGAGGGCGCGCTTCCAGCGCTGGTGCTTCGTCTCCTCGGTGCGCAGCGGGCGCACGACCTGATCCTCGGCGATCAACCGTGCCTGCAGGGCGAGCACGTCGGCCGACGGTGTCGGCGGCTCGACCGCGCGCGGCGTCATGGCGTCGAGCGCCGCGGCGATCGCCGGCGTCTCGTGCTGTTCGGTGCGTTTCGGCAACGTGATCACGTTCGGCGCCTTCGCAGCCTCGACGTCGCGCTCGGCCACGGACAGCACGCGCTCGATCAGGGCCGGCCCCTTGGTGATCTCCTTGATGGTGCGCCGCGCCTCGCGGGTCGCCTCGTCGAGGATCTCGGCCTGCGCGGCGCGCCGCGCCGCCATCAGGGCCGCCGGATCGATGCCGGCCAGCTCGGGGCATAGGCCCTCGCCGACGAAGCGGCCGTCGTCGGCATCGAAGGCGTAGATGCGGCCGGCATCGGCCGGGTCCATGCGCACCAGCACGCGGTCGCCCGGCAGCGCCTCCATGACCACGTAGTGGAAGCCGTCGACCCGCACGCCGAGCTTCGTCACCTCGCGGGTGCCGTCGCCGCCGGCGACCGGCATCAGCAGGAGATCGAGGGCGCGCGGATCGACGGTGCGGATCGGCCGCTTCGAAGCGGCGGCCGCGAGCCGCGGCGAGGTCTTCAGCGCGGCGTGCTCGCGCTCGGCGTAGACCGTGTCGACCCAGCGATCGACCATGGTCTGCAGCGCGGCGCCGGTGAGGCTCACGCCGAACGTCTCGGCGGTGTCGGCGCCGAGGTTTTTCGCGAAGCCCTGGCGATCTTCGAGGCGCTTGCGATCGGCGACCGAGTGACCGACGAAGCCCGGTAGCAGCGTGGCGCAATCGTGCTGGAACGTCTTGATGACGCGCTCGACGAAGGCCTTCTGCTGCGGCTGGTAGGGATCCGACAGCTCCATCTCGATGCCGAGCGCAGCGAACAGGCGCTGCGTGTCGCGGGCGACGAAGTCGGAGCCGTTGTCGGTCTTGATCTTGTCGGGCACGCCCCAGGCGAGGATCGCTTTGCGGATCAGCAGCGCCACGGCCGAGGCGCGCGGCGTGCGCGAGACGTAGAGCACGGTGCGCCGGGTCGCGATGTCGATCGCGGCGTAGATCGTGTGGCGGCCGTCGATGCACAGCGCGTCGATCGGCGAGGCGTCGATCATCCACAGCGTGTTCGGCTCGACGACCCAGCGATAGGAGCCGACGCCGGACGGCGCCAGGTGCGAGCGGTAGCGGTCCGGGTTGGAGAGCTTCGTCAGGGCGACGTGCTCGTCCTGCTTCAGCTTCGCGACGACGTGCTGGATGGTGCGGACTGGCGGCACCGGCACGGCCTTGCCGTTGCCGAGGTCCAGCGTGTCGCCGAACTCCGAGCGGATCAGCTGGCGCAGGTGATGCGCCGAGAGGTGCGGGTTCTGCGCGAGCAGCGCCAGCAGGAAGGTCCGCACGCGGCCGCCGGCGGCCTGATCGAGCACGCCTTTGCCCTTGCGGGCGGCGCTGCGATCGACGGCCAAAGCATCGGTGCGACCGGTCTCGCGGGCGGCACGCCAGCGCGCCAGCGAGCGCGGCGACAGCGCCGGGACGATCTCGCGGATCCACGGCTCGATCGTGAGCGAGCCGGCGTTGTAGGCGTCGACGAAGAACTTGGTGCGCGCCGTCTCCGAGAGGCGCTGCCCGTTCGAGCAGGCCCGGTAGGCCGCGACGATGGCGAGCCGCGCGTCGCGCTCCAGCGCGGCGCGGTCGGAGAGGTCTCGGCCGGTCGACGGCGCGGGTGCGGGCGGCGCCGGCACGTCGGCGGCGCCGATGGTCCGGTGCCGGCGCTCGTAGGCGATGCGGGCGAGCGGCGGCAGGAGGGCGACGTTGAACTCCAGCCCGCCGCCACGGCCCGAGCGACGCCGCGCATAGGCGAGGCTCTCGGCCCAGCCCTCGCGGTCGGCGAGCAGCTGGACACCGCGCTCGGTGTCCGGCAGACCCGGAAGGGCTTCAGCGGCGAGCTCGCGCGCCGTGCACCACTCCCTCATCGCCGCGCCTTCCACTGTGCATCGGCGGCCTCGATCTCGCGGTCGAGCTTCTCGCGCAGCTCGCGCGCCTTCTCGCGCCGGAGAAGGGCCTCGTACTTCGCCTCGATCACGATCAGGCCGGCCTCGTTGAGCAGCGTGTTGAGCGGGCGGACGTCCCCGGTCACCACGACGAGCCCGGCGAGCCGCTGCGCCGAGATGGCGTGCGGCTTTTCCGGGGACGCGTAGGCGTCGAGCGTCGCCTTCGACACGCGCTCGCCGAGATGCTCCGACAGCGCGGCAGCCACCTCCTCGCGGGAGCGGCCGCACTCGTCGAGCGTCTTGGCGATCGCGCGGGAGAGCCGCCGCGCCGGGGTCCACGCCTTGACCTGGTCCGCGTCGAAGCGCGGCACCACGGGCGCCGGCGCGTAGTCGCGGAACAGGTCGAGCGTGCTCGGGTCCCGGCGCGGCATGGCGGTCACCGCTTGGCCTGGGCCGTCGCCCGGCTGCGCGCAGCGAGCCACGACGTGATCGCGTCGTAGTTCGCCTCGAAGAACGCGTGCTGCTGCTTCTCCTTCAGCTTCGCGAACTTGCCCGCGAGCCGCTCCCAGGCGGCCGTACGGGCCGGCGCCGGCGTCTTGTCGATCGACGCGATCGCCGCGGCGACCGAGGAGACCCCGGCGTGCGGATCGAGCAGCAGTGCGGCGATCGCCTGCTGGCGTGGCTGCGGCTGCTGGGCGAGCGTGAGCAGGTCGATCTGCTGATCGGCGATCGGGTGCAGCGCGATCGCCGTCCGGACCGCCCCGTCGATGCCGGTCGCGATCTGGGCCGCGATGCGCACCGAGCGCTCGGAAATGCCGAGCACGTCGGCCGCGACCGTTGAAAAGCTTGCAGAAAAAACCTCGGCAGAATCTGCCGCAGTTTCCTTCCGGGGCCGACCACCGCGATTGACCGCGTGCTGGCGGTCGTGAATCTCCTTCCACGCCGCAATGGCGACGCAGCGGTCCAGCTCGGTCTGGCCGACCCGGTAGAAGTTCTCCTTGATCTCGCGGAGCCGGCAGGTGGCCTCGTCGGCGTAGCGCTCGGGGTCCTTCAGCTCGACCTCGATCGTCGTGCGCCCGGCGGCCCGGTGCGCGGCGAGCCGGTGTCCGCCCGTGATCAGTCGATACGTGCCGTCGCCGGTGGCGACGACCTCGATCGGGGGCAGCTCCTCACCGGCGGCGATCTGCTCGGCGAAGGCCTCGACCCAGTCGGGCCGGATCGGCCGCAGCCGTCCGGAGGCGTCGATTTTCTCGATCTCGATTGTCGTGATGGT